ATGTGGCTCGACTCACTGAAGGCGGCGGGCTACTCCCCCAACACGCTCAACACACGGCGCTGCCAGATGAGCGCGCTGTCGCGGGCGCTCGAAGGCGATCCGAGGGACGTGGAGGGCGACGACCTGCTCGCCCACTTCGCCGGCAAGGAATGGAAGCCGGAGACGCGCAAGGGCGCGAAGAACGCCTGCGTCAGCTATTTCCGATGGCTCCGTGTCGGCGGTCGCGCCGACAGCGACCCGAGCGAGTTCCTGCCGACCGTCAAGCGACCAGAGCCGCATCCCCGCCCGTGCCCCGATGTGGTCATCCTCGCCGCCCTGAGCAAGGCCACGGAAGGCGAACGGCTCATGCTTCGGCTGGGCGCGGAGTGTGGGTTGCGGCGTTTCGAGATCGCGAAGGTGCACAGCCGCGACGTCATGCGCGACCTCGTGGGCTGGAGCCTCGCGGTCGTGGGCAAGGGCGACAAGCAGCGCATCGTGCCGATCGGCGACGACCTCGCCCTGCTGATCCGGTCCGCCCACGGCTACTGTTTCCCAGGACGGTGGAGCGGGCACGTCGAGTCGAGCTACATCGGCCGGCACCTGAGCGACCTGCTTGGCGACGGATGGACGGCCCACAGCCTGCGCCACAGGTACGCGACCACGACCTACGCCGCCACGCACGACCTGCTGCTCGTCTCCAAGCTCTTGGGACACGCATCGGTCGAGACCACGCAGCGCTATATCGCCATGCCCGACGAACGGCTGCGCGCCGCCGTCGCGGCCACACGCCTCGCCGCGTGATGTTGTATTGATGTCATATTGATGTATAATAGATGTTATTAGGAGGTTTGATGGAGTTTGAATACGATCCGGCGAAGAGCGCGAAGAACCTCGCCAAGCACGGCATCGACTTCGAGGCGGCCCAGCGCATGTGGGACAACTCGAAGACGGTTACGCTGACCGCTCCGAACCCCGGAAACGACGACGTGCGTTACATCGTGCTCGGCATGATCGACGGCAAGCACTGGACGGCGATCACGACCAAGCGCGGCAAGCGCATACGCATCATATCCGTGCGCCGATCACGCAAGAACGAGGAGGCATACTATGACAGCCAAGAATAAGGTTAACGCCAAGGCGATCACCAGCGACCAGCTTGAGAAGATGTTCGACAACGGCGACGACATCCTCGACTACGTCGATCTCGACAATCCCGTGGTCGAGCATCATCCCCCGCTGGAGAAGCGGATCACGCTGACGATGCCCGCGTGGATGGTCAGCGAACTGGACGAGGAAGCCGCCGATCTGGCGATCAGCCGCAACGCCGTCGTCAACACATGGATCGCCGACCGCCTGCGCACCACGCGACGCCGCGAAACGATCCACGCCTAGCCCATAAACGACGAAAAGCCCCCGAACCATACCGTGAGTGCGGTAGGTTCGGGGGCTTTGTTATGTCAGGCCTTGGATGCCTTGGCCTTGAGGGTGCTTGCGCCGATGACGACGCCGATGGTCAGGGCGACGGCGTTGATGGTCGTCGCGACCGGATCGGCCCACGTCCAGCCCCATACGGGGCCGAGAGTCTGCACGAGCACGCCGATGGCCGGCAGCACGATCAGCGCGAGCCATTTGAGCACGTCATAGACGCGGTTCGGCAGCAGCCAATCGGGCACGGTCGGCTCCGTGCCGGCGGTCTTGGGTTCGGTGTTTTCGTCGGTCATATTGTCCTCGATTCTGTGATTTGAAACCTAGGAACCTCGCCCGGTGTCTGGTTCAAGGTTCCTAGGTCGGGTTCGGGTCGGCGCTCAGTAGTGCAGCACTTCGCCGGGGTAGATCACGTTGGGGTTGCCGCTGCGATACCCGGTGAGCTGCGTGTAGCCGATGCCGAGGCGTGCCGCGATGCCGCTGAGCGTGTCGCCCGCGCGGACGGTCACGGTACGGGTTGCCGGCGGCGCGTTGCCGCCGGTGGCGACGCTGCCGCCGCCGTTGTAGGTGACGACCTGACCGGGGTAGATCAGGTTGAGGTTGCCGCTGGGCACGCTCCACCTGGACAGCGGCCACAGGCCGGTACGCGAGGCGATGCCGCTCATGGTGTCACCAGAGCGGACGGCCACGCGGGTCGTGTTGGCCTGCGCGGCCTGCTGCGGCACTACGGTCGCGACACCGGCGAGGCGCTGGTTGACGATCGCCATGACCTTGTCGTAGTTCGCGCCGAGCGCGTCGCGCCGCTGCTGGCCGTTGCCGTAGTCGCCACGGATCGTGGCGGTGGCGAGGGCCTGTAGGTCGATGGTCTGGGTCGGCGGCTTCTCGGTCTGCGGCGGGGTGGCCGGCTTGGCCGCGCCTGCGGGGTTGGCGTAGGCCTGCCACTGGCCGGCGTCGCCACGGAAGTAGTTGAGGTCGAGCGGCCCGTTGTAGCCGCTGATCCAGCCGTTGGAGGTGTACTGGCGCATGGCCTCGCCGTAGACCGCGTAGTTCCACGGGCGGCTCTGGTAGCCGGTGGGCGCGTTGCTGGCGTACTGGGCGACCCACAGGCCGCAGTTGGCGCGCACGTCGCCGGGTATCTGGCCCAGCGCGCTGGCCTGCACGTACACCATCGGCCATACGCCGGTGAGCGTGTGGACGCGCTGGACGAACCGGCGAACCCAGTCGGAATTGCCCCACTGGGCGTTCTGATAGGACTCCCAGTCGAGCACGAGCACGGCCCTGCCGATGTAGTCCCTCGCCCGGCCGACGAAGTAGTCGGCCTCGCTCGCGGCGTTGTTGCCGCCGGCGTAATGGTACAGGCCAAGGCTCTTGCCCCGGTCCGTCACGCACCTGGCCTGCGTGCGCCAGCTCCCGTTCTCGAAGCCGACGCCCTGACTGACCTTGACGACGGCGAAGTCGTAGCTGGCGGTGCAGGTCACGTTCGAGGCCTGCCAGCCGGACACGTCGATGCCGACCATGTCGGCCATCGCGATCGCCGGCGTACACGCGAGCAGCACGGCGAACAGCGCCGCGATGAGGGCCTGTAGCGGCTTGCTTTTGTTCTTGAATCTGCCCATTCGTTTTCCTTCCTATGTGTGGGGTGGGCATGAAATAGCCCCCGTCGGGGTCGGCGGGGGCTAAGCCTGTGGTTTTCTCGGGGCTATCGGCGCGTCCTGTATGTCCTGATTGACTTGGGTGCCGTGCCCGTTGCCGCCGAGGCCGTGGTAGCTGTCGTAGACGAGCTGCGCGGTCCGTTTGGCGGCGTTGTCGGCGATGCCGTCGTCGGCGACCATTTCGCGCTGCATCTGTTCCAGCTTGCACAGCAGGAGCACGCGCACGCCGGCCTGCATGGCGTCGGCCCTTCGTCGGTAGCCGCGCCACCATCCGAGCATGTACCCGCCCAGGGCGGTGACGATGCCGGTGACGGCCCAGACGGTGAGCTGCTGGGCTATGGGGTTCACTCTCCGCTCCCCTCGTCGAGGCCGGCGATGTATGCCCGTACGGCTTCGCGGCCCGCTTCGGGCACGTCGTCGATGGTCTTGCGGCCGGCGATGACGAGGCGCGCGTAGACGCGGATCATGGCTTTGCTCATGCTTCACCTCCCGCGAGAAGCTGGTAGATTTCGGCCAGAGCCTCGTCCTGATCGAGACTGGACGCCTCCAAGTCGCCGAGACGCCGACTGTCCGATTTGGACGCCTGCAAACAGTCGAGCCAAATGCTGTCGGCCTGCTCGATGGCCTCCTGTTCGGTCAGGTCGCGCACGGTATAGGCTTCGTCGGCGGTGTATTCCGTCCACGTGGCATCGCCGTCCTCGTGCACGACGGTGGCGATGTTGCGGCGGATGCGGATGTCCGCGAGGCCGTCGCCGCGCGGGTAGTAGCTGACCTCTTCGAGGGGTTCGGGGCTGGATACCGTCTGGAGCATGGTGGTGCCTTCCTGTGTGTGATGGGCGTCGCGCTGAGGTATCGGGTCGCGCGGCGCATGGTTGAATCGATGCGGTGCCTGCGTCGGTATTGGATGCTGTCGCTGTTGCGCAGGTATCCGTAGTAGGAGCAGCAGCGCCGCGCCATGTACTCGTTCATCGGCCGGCGGTCCGCGCGGTTGAACGTTCGGCGGGCGCGGAGGAACACGCCGCTGCGGATGTTGACGCGGCCGTGGGGTCGGAACGTGTAGCCCACCATGTCGATGGGTTCGAGGTCGAGGCGTTTGCAGTTCCATTCCTCGTGCACGTCGAGTCCGAGCCGGTCTTTGAGGTAACGAACGATGCGGCGGGCGGCGATCTTCAAATCTCGTTTGGAGGTGCCGATGAGCAGCAGGTCGTCCATGTACCACAGTTGGTGCGTGATGAGCCGGCGGCGGGTGATCTCGCCGGTGCGCCGGCAGGTGCGTTCGATGGTCATGGCCGGCGATTCGATCCAGTGGTAGGCGTGGCTGAGGTAGTAGTTGGCGAGCCATTGGCTCAGGTAGCTGCCGATGTTGAGCCCGTTGCCGCCTTGGTACCGGTCGATGAGGTGGAACACGAGGCGCAATAGGATCGGGTCGCCGACGTCGCGCGTGAGCATCGCCTTCAGGGTGGTGCGGTCGATGCTGGGATAGTATTTGCGCACGTCGAGCTTCACGAACCATTTGCTGGATCGTTCGCGTGTCCATCGTTTGATCGCGCGGCGGGCGTCGATGGTGCCGCGATTGGGGATGCTGGCGGTCTGCCATCGTCCCACCTTCGCGTCGAACAACGGTTGCAGGGCCATGACGGCCACATGGTCGTAGATTTGGTGCCTGACCGATTCGCGGCCGATGACGCGGTGTTTGCCGCTGATCGGTTCGATGCGGTTGAAGTATGCGATCCGGGTGTCGCGGTATCGGCCTTCGCGTATCTCGTCGCCGATCTGGCTGGCGAGGCGGTCTAGGTCGGGGTGGGTTTCGAGGAACCGGGTGACGTCTCGGCGCGATCGCTTGCCTTTGAGGTAGTGGTCGATCGCCCTGCGGACGAACATGGGCGTGGCGCAGCGGGTGTGCTTGCAATGGGTTTTCAGAGCGTTTCCTATCTGGACTATGCCGGCGTTCGACGGTGCTGGATGGGTTCGGGTCTACTGGCCGGGTGCTCGGTTTGATTTTCGGCTGGGCCGTGGCTTGCCCTCTCACTGGCTGGCGTGGAGGGTAGTTGTGGCGTAATGATCGTGTTGACAGGATTGACCGGATTGGCGGCCCCCGATGTCCCCCCTGCAGTCCGCGAGGTCGTTCCTGAGGTTCGCGGCGAAAGCGCCGTACTGCCCCCCATCCCTGGGGTTGCCGAAGCGCTGCCCCACGCCCGGCCGTCGGAGGCGTACCGCCACAAATCCCAAAAGGCTGCGAAACGTCATGAGGGGGCTTTCGCCCCCTCGCTGCGCTTCACCCCCATCGCACTGCGGCTACGCCTTCGTGCGACCGAGCGCAGAAAGGCGGCCCCCGAGGCTCCACCAGCAGAACGCGAGGTCGTTCCCGAGGCTCGCGGCGAAAGCGCCGCACCGCACCCCATCCCAGAGGACGCCGAAGCGCCGCACCTGTCGGAGGCCTTGGGATGTGAGCGGGTTGGCCCCGATGGCGTCGCACATGCCGGTGGTGCTCGTCGCGCCCAGTCCCGTGGGGATGATTACGCCATTGGACAGGGTGAAGTCCTCGGCGTATCGCCATGAGTTGTCCGTGGTCTTGTCGCGTGGTGTGAATTCGCCGATTTTGGTGTAGTTCGTCGTCGAGGTCTTGCTTGCATTGGTGATGTCGAACACGCGGTAGATGTCGAGTCGGCCCTTGTCGTCGCTTTCCTTGACGGCGTTGACGATGAGGTCGGCGTCGCTCTCGTAGACGCCGTTGAATAGTTCGATGCCTTGCAGCCGGATGGGCTGGTGGTTTGCGGTGAACGCGGCGGATGGGCGGCCGTCGGTGCCGAGCAGTTTGTCGGTGGCCCCGGTCTTCCACGGCATGCTGCTGACGAAGCATGCGGTGGTCGTGGTGATGGGGGTTCCGTCGAGGTTGAGGGCGGTGTTGTTGGCGTCGAGGTTGGTCTTGCTCAGGATGGTGCGCGCCCGGGCGGCGCTGTAGTTGCCGGCGTTGTTGCGTTCCTTGTCGGTGCCGACATTGACGGTGCTGCCGATGTCGAAGCCGCTGGCGGCGCTGGTGGCGATGATGACGCGCTTGACGCCGGTTTCGGCATTGGTGACGGCGGTCTGCGGCGTGTACTGCCAGCAGCCGCCGAGCACGTCCGAGTTTTTGGTGGCGTATTTGAGCATGAGCATGAGCTGGACATAGAAGGTGTCGCCGGCGCAGCGGCCGGCGTATCCCTGGCCCTTCTTGAGCGCGTAGTCGATGGCTCGGTTCTGGGAGCCGAATTCGCGGTCGATCTCCTTGCCGCTGACGGACAGGGGGCGTTGCTGGGAGTCGAGGGAGGCGGCGTATTTCGCGAACAACAGGCATGGTCGTTTGCTGCCGTCGGGCAGCAGCACGCCGGGCAATGGCGCGTAGCCGTCGTACTGGGTGTCGCTGTACAGGAATTCGTTGTGGGTGCCCGTGCTGTCGAGCCTGTAGTAGCCGGGGCATGTCATGACGTACACGTCGCCGTTGCTGCCGTCGCGTCTGAAGCGGGTGTCGATGCCGTCGATGGCGGTGACGTGGGGCACGCCGTCGTCGTCCACGGTGGCGTTCACGTCCCACACGCGGAAGGCAGGCAGCGCGGCGTAGTCGTCGCGGCCGGCCTTGTCGTTGGTGCTGATCTCGATGGTCAGGTTGGCGTTGTCTCGGGTCTTCACGCCCGTTGGCGTGTTGCTGTACGTGTATTTGGGGAATCTGACGCCGTACACCTTGCCGTCCTTGTGGGCGGCGAAGTAGGCGGCGATGTTGCCGTATTCGCCCTTGGTGCCGTCGTACTCGAAGCGCACGCCCTTGGCGGCGTTGGCGTGCACCTTGGCGATGAGCTGGGCGGTGTCGGCGAGGGTCATGACCTTCTGCGTGTTCGCCACGATGAATCCTTCCTGTTTATCGGTTGATGATGTCGAGCGCCCAGTCGATGTCGGACTGGGTGAGCGGCGGGATCGTTTCGGCGTCGGACAATGCCGGCGCGATCACGGTGTCGTACTGGGCGTCTATGTCGGCTTGGGTCGCGAAGACCACGCCGGCGGCCCGCTGGCCGCGATCTTGGACTTGCAGTCGTCGGAGAGCTGCCGGTATTCGATCACGCTGGTGCGTGCCGCGTTGGCGGCGTCCCTGGCC